TTCCATCCCAAAAAAATCCTCACTTTGAATCTACAGGAGACCAAGCGTATGGCAGTCAAGAAGAAGTTTCAGAAGAAAGCACAGAAGAAGTCGCAGAAACTGAAAATACACTCTTGACATTTGCCGAACTCTATAAGGGTAAGCACGGTCAGTCTGAGAAGGAGTATCAAGACGGTCGCTCACAAGGTGGCAAGATGGTCTCTGGTGATTCCAAAGGGAGTGGTGCAAAATACTCTCATGGTAGAAGAGTTGACGACGGTGGTGCTGGTCCACAACCTGCTGGTGGTTCTAAGAAACCAAAGGCACAAGGTAAGATGGACAGAGGTGGTCGTGCCGAATTAGTAATGCGTAAAGCAAACCTCAAAGCAAAGAACGAAGCACTAGATCATCTTAAGGATAATCTTATTGAGGGTGCATTTGAACTCTATGAGCGTACACGTTATGCTAAAGAGACTGGTAAGGATCCTCAGACTGGTAAACCATCTGAGAAGGGTGGCACTATCAAACCTGGATCTGCTATGTCAAAGGTTCGTAAGAGTCTTGCTGGTCAGGGTCTGATGTCATCTAGACGGAAGGCAATTCAACCTCAAGGTAAGAAGAAAGAGAAAGGTGCTAAGGGTTATCAGGGACAAACACCTGTGGATAAGATCAAGGGAAACCTTGCTCGCAAGAAAGCACCTAAACCAGAGATCGGTTCACGATTTGATTGAGCCTATATAAGATACTATTCTACTGAATTATGGTATCCTTTCTTCTCCCCCTCGCGTATAAAGTAGTAGACGCTGCTATTGCTAAAATTCCTGATGATGCAGAACTAGGTGAAAAACTGGTTGAACTGTGTCTTCTGATTGTAGGTAAAGCAGTAAAACTTACTAAGACTACTGCAGACGATGAATTGTTTGCTAGAGTTAAGGAAGCACTAGAGGTGCGCGAATAATATATTGACCCCCTAGGGGGTCTTTTTTATAAATAAATATATCGGAATTAATACGGAGTAACTCATGTCTCTTTACGGGAGAACTGACAGCAACGCAAATAAGACTCAAGCAGGACTCGCCCGTGGTAACGGCAGTGGATCCGCTACTGAGACAATTGTTTTTATTGACGCAGCTGAAGCAGCACTGAACGAGAACGCTTCTCGTGGTATCACTGGTCCTGGTTGGTGGGCATATAAGACCTACACCGATAATGCTGGTAACACTCGCCACAAGGCAGAGTGCCTTGCATTCATCAGCAACCCTGATGGTACAGAAACTCAGGCAGATGATACTATCGGAGCAGACGTTGCATCGGCAGTAACCATCACTGTACAACCTGCAGCATCTACTAGTTCTTCTGGTGCTGGTACATTCACTCTTACCACCACTACTACAGGAACACCTGGTGCTCTTGCTTATGTCTGGCAGCGTCAGACTGCAGCAGCAACAACCCGTTGGGTTAACATCAGCGCATCTCTTGATACTGGTGTAACCTATGCAGACTTCACTACTGCGACTCTGGCATACAGCAGTCTCGGTGATGATACACTTGACGGTTATAAGTATCGCGTCAAGATCACCTCTGCAGGTGGTACTGAGGAAGTCATCTCTGATGGCGCAGCAACACTGACCTTCAGCAGTTAATAAATGAAATTTGGTGAACTGAACGAAGATAACAGTATCATGTTCGCCATCAAACATTATGAAAATCCTCATTGTGTAACGCGAGAGGATTTTGATGATGATATGAAACGCTTTAAGTACCTCAAGAGATTATTCAAGAGGTACTTGCGCGGAGGACCATTAAGGTCACACCTTATCATCAATCATTTAGTTATACTTTATAATGTATTTGATGACGCTGCCACACCATTACTATTTTTTAAACTTGAAAAAGAGTACTGGCCTTTGCTTAAAGCATTTTTATATTGGATGAATAGATATCCAGAGAACTGGTTGGATGAACTAGAATCTGACCCAGACATAAGAAAAATACTTGAAGAGATATGATTAACGAGTCACCTACAATGAGTGCTGGTACTGGTGGATTTAGTGGTAGTTCCGCTGCTACTGGACCCGTTGCTGGTTTTGATCCTGTGTTAGACTTTCGTAAGAAATCTTTCGCTAAGATCAAAGATCAACCATATGTTAGTGAGTATCGTAAGCAGAGAAAGAATAAGAAGACAGTAAAGGAAGACTTCAAACCTCATATGATGTATGATCCAAAGACTGGCAAGGGATATAATGCCGAGACAGAAAAGGAACATCTTCGCATGAAGAAAATGGGTTACTCTCATGACAAACCTGAACAGGTAAAGGAGAATAGACTATTTCAGTATAAAGTTACCATTCCTGAAGTCGGGGAAACAATTATCTATGCTAACTCACCCTCAGAATTGAGACAGAAGATGCGTCTTCTTATTAATCCTAGGTACAGAGGTGACGTTGATATTGAAAGAGTTTTTCCTGGAGCAGCAGCAAAGTTCTATATGGATAAAAGAATGAAAGCCATGAGAAATATTCCTGAGGAAGCAAATCCAGCTGATGCTCAGATGAAAAAGCAACTTGCAACGAAGCAAGTACAACAAAAGATTGCGATTGAAAAGAAAAAGATCGCTCTTAAAAAACAAGAAATGCAGAAGGCATTGCAGACTAAGGTAGCGGCTATGAAACGTGCTGCTTCTGGTGGTGCTGGCCCTAAGTCTGCAACTGAAGAATTTGCATCTGTAGGAAATCTTGCCACGATCAGTAAGTGTGCTGAAGGTAAGTGTACGGGTGCTATCAAGTTTCTTAATGGAGAAGAGTTGGAAGTAACACCAGATGTTGCCACTAAAGTAATGAAAGGTTATGGTTCTTTAGCTCAAAAGCAGAACCAAGCGAAGTTTAGCAACGCCTGTAGTGAATCCCCAGACTCATTCAATCGTGTACTTTCCTTCTGCAGTGACAGCGAATGTTAGGTTTAGGTAAACTAGGTGTATTAGAATCAAAATTAGATATCTATGAGGATCTCTCTAAAGAGATGCTGGATAAACTTGAACGTGCAGTAGATAGAATCTCTGAGAATAGCAATAGAGTTGCTATTATGTTAGAGAGACATGAGAATCGTTTGGACGAAAGCGATAGAACTCATGATACACTAATGAAACTTCTAGCGAAAGTTGAACAAAAAATTGATGATGTTGAAACTAAGGTAGGAGACATTCAAAAATTTCGGTGGTTGACTGTAGGGATTGCTGTAGCAGTTGCGACAGTTTTCCAAGTGACAGGACCCCTCAGGTTGACACCAGCAGATGGAACTGCTATACTAGATTCATCGCAGGTGTCGTATGAACTACATAGAGACCAAGTACGTCAACCTTCTATCGTCTAGACTAGATAAGTTTGCACGGAAGAAGGACGGTCTCTGGAATTTTAGATGTCCTTACTGTGGTGACAGTAAGAAGTATAAGAACAAGGCAAGAGGTTACTTCATTCGTGTGAAGACAGACCTTGTTTTTAAGTGCCATAACTGTGGTGTTGGTAGATCCTTTTCCAATTTCCTTAAGGATAATTGTATAGATCTTCATGACGAGTATGTCATGGAGCGTTACAAGGAAGGGTTGACTGGTGCTGGTCGCTACATTAAATCTCCAGAACTTGATTTCAAGACAAGAGTCATAAAACGAGTGGAAATGCCTACGGGATTGACACCTGTTTCTAAGCTAAATAACTCTCACCCAGCAAAGGGATATCTTCTCGGTCGTGGTATCCCAGAAAAGTTTTATGATGGACTTTTCTACGTTGATAAATTTCAAAAGTGGGTTAATACACAAAAACCAACTTATAGTAATACTAAATTTGAGCACCCAAGAATTATCATTCCACTGATACAGAATGGGAGTTGGACAGGATTCCAAGGTAGATCTTTGGACTCTAATGACAAAATGAGATACATCACTATCATTCTTGATGATAGTAAACCAAAGATATTTGGACTTGATCACACTAATAAAGATTCAACCATTTATATTACAGAAGGACCATTTGATAGTCTGTTTATAGACAATTCAATTGCAATGGTTGGAGCGGACATTGATTGGTCCTTCTGTGATGATAGAGAAGTTGTATTTGTTTATGATAATGAACCACGCAACCAAGAAATTGTTGCCCGAATGGTAAAGGTCATAGATAGAGGACATAAAATTGTAATCTGGCCAGATATAGTTGATGAAAAAGACATAAACGATATGATAAATGCTGGACATAACGTTCAAGACCTGATAAAATCAAACACACATCAGGGTTTATCTGCCACACTAACACTTAACAATTGGAAGAAAGTATGAGTAACGGTTTTACGGTCAAGAAAAGAAATGGTACGGTAGAAAAGATTGACCTTGATAAGGTACATGTTATGGTTGAACATGCATGTAATGGATTAGCAGGTGTATCTGAATCTCAGGTAGAGATGAATGCTAACCTCCAATTCTTTGATGGCATTGCAACAAAGGATGTTCAGGAGATTCTGATTCGTTCTGCTAATGATCTGATTAGTCTTGACGCTCCTAACTATCAATTCGTTGCTGCTCGCTTACTCCTCTTTGCACTTCGTAAGAGCGTCTACAAGGGGCACCCAGAACAAAGACCTACTCTGCTAGAGCAATTACGTTCGGGTGCTTCCAAGGGCATCTACGACCCCTCTCTGGAGGGTATGTATAGTGAAGAGGAGTGGGATATTTTAGATGGATACATTGATCATGATCGCGATTATATCTTCACGTATGCTGGCCTTCGTCAAGTAGTGGATAAATACCTAGTACAAGATCGTAGTACAGGTGAGGTATATGAAACTCCTCAGTTCATGTATATCCTTATCGCCGCAACTTTATTCAAACAGTATGATCCATCTAGAAGATTAGATTATGTCAAGCGATACTACAACGCAATCAGCAAGCACCGAATCAACATTCCAACTCCCGTCATGGCAGGAGTGCGAACGCCACTGCGGCAATTTGCAAGTTGTGTTTTGGTTGATGTTGATGACACCCTCAACAGTATCTTTACTAGCGATATGGCTATTGGCCGATATGTCGCTCAACGCGCAGGCATCGGTATCAACGCAGGCAGAATCCGTGGCATCAACAGTAAGATCCGAGACGGAGAAGTTCAGCACACAGGTGTTGTCCCATTTCTCAAAAAATTTGAGAGCACTGTCAGATGCTGCACTCAAAATGGCATCCGAGGTGGATCAGCTACAGTACACTTCCCAATCTGGCACCAAGAAATAGAAGATATTATTGTTCTTAAGAATAATAAGGGAACCGAAGACAATCGCGTAAGAAAACTTGACTACTCAATCCAGATTTCAAAAATTTTCTACGAACGTTTCATTGCGAATGGAGAGATTAGCTTATTCTCACCGCATGACGTACCAGGTTTGTATGATGCTTTTGGTACTGACGACTTTGACACTTTATATTGCATGTATGAACTCAATGACGCTGTTCCAAGAAAGACTATCGGAGCACAAGAACTTATCCTAGATATTTTGAAGGAGAGAGCAGAGACTGGTCGTCTATATTTGATGAATATTGACCACTGTAATACACACTCTTCATTCAAAGACAAGGTTAACATGAGTAACCTCTGTCAGGAGATTACTTTACCTACAGATCCACTAGATCATATTGATGGTGATGGTGAGATTGCTTTGTGCATCTTGTCTGCTATCAATGTAGGTAAACTTCGTTCCCCTGATGATCTAGAAGAACTCTGTGACCTTGCTGTACGCGGTCTGGAAGAGTTGATTGACTATCAAGAGTATCCTGTTCTCGCTGCTCAGAAGAGCACCCTTGCACGTCGTTCTCTTGGCATTGGATATATTGGTCTTGCTCACTATCTCTCCAAGAAAGGATACTACTATGATGATCCTGAAGCATGGAAAGAAGTTCATGATCTAACCGAAGCATTCCAATTCTTCTTGCTTCGTGCTTCTAATGCTATTGCTGTTGAGAAGGGCCCATGTGAATATTTTAATCGTACTAAATATTCAGACGGCATTCTTCCAATTGATTCCTACAAGGAAGATGTGGATGAAATTGTAGCACCAGATTACAAATATGATTGGGATACTTTACGGATTGCTATCCAACAATTCGGTTTACGACACAGCACACTGTCCGCACAAATGCCATCGGAGTCTAGTTCCGTTGTGTCAAACGCCACCAATGGAATTGAACCACCAAGAGATTACTTGTCCGTTAAGAAATCCAAGAAAGGACCTCTTAAGCAGATTGTTCCTCAGTACACCACACTGAAGAATAACTACACTCTTCTGTGGGATATGGTAAGTAACAAAGGTTATATTAACATTGTTGCTGTGATGCAGAAGTTCTTTGACCAGGCAATCTCTGGTAACTGGAGTTATAATCCAGGGAACTATCCCAACAATGAAGTTCCCGTATCAGAGATGGCAAAAGATTTCCTAACTACTTACAAGTATGGGTGGAAAACTTCTTACTATCAAAATACATACGACAATAAAAAAGATGGAGACGAACCAGACCCCAGTAATAATGTTGAAAATTTGATTAACGAATTACTTTACACCGAGGAAGACGACTGTGACAGCTGCAAAGTTTGAAGTAGAAGGAATGACAGTATTCAACAAGAACAAAGTAGACACAAAGAAACAACCCATGTTCTTTGGNCAACCACTAGGAGTTCAGAGATATGACTCCTATAAGTATCCTGTGTTTGATAAACTTACACAGCAACAACTAGGTTATTTTTGGAGACCAGAAGAAGTATCACTACAGAAAGACCGTGCAGATTACCAAACTCTATCGCCAGAGCAGAAACACATCTTCACTAGTAACC